GTTCGTAGAGGTATGCTCCCGAAGCATTGTAGATAGATCGGGCATCTTGGATTGCACTAACGGCCTCGTCGATCTCCGCTACCGCCATAGCGGTGGTCGAGAACAGGAGCGTCAGGAACTCGTGCGGTTGCCACCGTGGGGCGGGCTTGCCGATCGAAGCGAGAGCCGATTCCGCCGTCGTCTTGAATAGTTCGTACCACTCTCCGGCGTTGCGAGGGCGGTATCCGTTAGTCGTCATAGGCATGGATGGATCCTCCCATATAGACTAACCAGATCATCAGCCCCGCGCACGGAAGTAGACGTGGGCCATCCCGTTATAACCCACGTTGCTGGTGGTGGCAAGGGGGATATAGACGCGGATGTCCTGTTGTACGCGGTTGTACTGCCCCGTCAATGTAATGGAGATCGAGCGCCCTTCGCGTTCCGTGGAGGCGACGTTTACGTTCCGCATGTTGGGGATCGCTGCGACGAATCGCCGGATCTCAGCGGCCAGAAACGTCAGGTTATCCAACTTGCTGCTCTTGATCCTAAGCCAATCCATGCCGTAGGTTCCGTTGAAGATCCACTCTCCACGGAACATGTTGAGAGAATCGCGGACGTGCTGCTCCACTAGACGGGGATCGGTATCGTCGTCTACATACCCATCGCTGGGGTTTAGATCGTAGTCTTCCCCCGTGCGGAGAACATCGCTGGCCATCACGACCCCTTTAGGTTGACTGTTGTAGGTACGATCACGTTGGACACCGGCGTGTACGCCACGTTGGTGGAGATGGCCAATAGGGCTGCGTTGATCTGCCCAATCATCGTATCCATAACGTCCTGCAAGTCCTCGCGCACTAGAAACTGAGACACAGACGGGTTCCCGATCCGTACGTCAGCCGCGATGATCTCGTAATCTGCCCCCTCCGAGGTGGCATGTACTGGGCCAAACGAGATGGGCACGGCCACAGCATCCTGTAGGGCGTGCTTGCGTACGTCCTGCGCCGTGATCTCGTCCAATGAATCGCCAGAAAGGATCTCGTCTAGTGAGTGCTGAGCAAAACGGATCTCCACAATGTCGCCAACGGCCACTTTGTGCGTGATCATGGCTACACTGCTTCTCGGAAACGCCAAGGGCACGTCGAACAGCGTGGGCAGCGAGGTGTATGTGATCTCTACGTTGTGGCGCTTTACGCTGGGCCTGCGGACGAGAGGCTGCACGTCCACCCGTAAGGTGTCCATGTTCACGCTGACGATCTTGGCGATCATCATGGTGTGTAGATCGGACAGGTCTTCGTTGATCAGGTTTCGGAAGGTTTGGAGAAAAGACTGCATTTGCCCTCCTACTTCTCGTAGAGGCGGCCTTCGATCTCCGTGCAGAAATCGCCGGCAGTGTTGTTGCCCGTATGCTTTACCTTTTGAGCGATCAAACGAGCCGTACGCATGGCTCCGTCGAAACGATCAAAGTATTCGACCTGTATCTGCTGGCCCGGAAGGATCTCCGGGGTCAATAGCACCTTGATGCTCAAACCCTTCTCGATCTCCTCTGGAGAACCGATAAGCGTGCCGTCCTCTGTAGTGAACCGAGGCACCAACTCAAGCACGTTATGTCCTCGATCATAGCGAACAAGAGACACAGAGTTGCCGTCGAAAACGAGTTGCGCCTTGGCCATCTTGGCGAGTTGATCCATCAACCGAAAAGCGGGGCCGTGGTAGACCCTGCCGCGTGGCATAGTCTGGCTTGATAGGCCGCTTAGATCTAGCGCCTTGACCTCTACCTCTGCGGCAGCGGCGGCAGATCTAAATACCTCCTCAAACGTCTGGCTCCGCGCATCGCCACTAGAGTAGATCTTGTTACGGTACTTCTCCCCCGCCGAAAGGCACTCAAACAAGATCGACCAATCCGCATCGTTCTTAGCGAACTTGATCGAATCCTTTACGACATTACCAGCGTACAACCTAGTGACGTCCTTGCCGTAGCCCGCACTGATCCCAACAAAACTCTTGGACTGCACGCGCCGCATAAACGACCCGAACTCTCTTGGCGGATTGTAGATCGTGCAGGAGGCACTAGGGGGCTCGCCAGAACAGTCGTACATCACATCGAACTCAAGATCGAAACCCTGATCTGTGCTGAAAAGGCGGCCCTCTCCGCCGCTCTCTCCGATCTCAAACACGATGCTGCGTCCGAACAGCGTATCGCCACGGAAGATCTGAGAACGATCCATGTCACACCAACTCAGGCAGCGGATCTTTCTGGAACCCGCTCACGCCGCTATTGATCTCGTCCAAAGTCGCTGTGATCATAAACACCGTGTAATCCCTTAGCGCGCTCTGTTGATACGGCTCTTTGCCGAAGAACATAGCCGCGCCGTCTGTCAAGAACACGGTACACCCCTCGCCCACCCGCATGTTTACGGCGATCGGCTCTGTTTCACCCTCTGGGGTAACGGTTACACGCCAATCCGACAATCGCGTGTTCCAATCGAAATCGAACAGGTACGCCTTCTGCTGGAGTAGGATCCTTTCTCTGAAAACAGGCAGTTCCGTGTCGAAGTAGTATACGTCCATGTCATAGCCTCACGGTAGAGAGACGGCAAGTGGATCTTCCACTTCTGGCATAGACACAGGGAACGTTCCCGTCCCGTCTGTGGCCAGAGGGTTGCCTCCGGGTGATCCGCTACTGCCATAGTACAACTTGCGCGCAAGGCTTTCCGCGCCTAGTTGCGGCATAAGGTTACCCAAATCCCAGTTGAGATCGAAACCGCCTCCGAGATCCAACTTCTTCATCTGGAGGCCGCCAATCGCCCTACCCCCACGGCTCCTCGTAGACGTAGTGGCCGCTGCCTTGACCGCTTGGGGGATCGTAGGCAGCAGGACGTTACTGGACGTGGCGAAGCGGACCTTCTGAAAGTTGATTCTGATCTCCACAGACTGCGCGGAGGCTCCTGCGTTGAAGGATACAGAAGTGATCATGTAGTCGTCCAGAACACCGTGCCGTGTGGTGTTCAGTTCCCACTTCATGTTGCGGTACTGCATCAGAACACGCTCGTATGCCGCGATCTTCTCGCCAACCATGTTGCGGAGCACGTCCTCGTCATAGACTATATTGCGGCGCAGATTGACGCTGACAGATCGAACTTGCCCCGTCTCGTCCGTGTTGGTTACCGTTCGCTGCGTTTCGTATACGTCCGAAGACCTAACTTGTCCCACGAACTGAGTAACGTACACGGCCTCTGCACCGATCAGCATCTCGGACACGTTGAACGCAACGTCGAACGTGTCCGGCTCCTGATTCACATGATCGTTGACAAACAGGCCGTTATCCAGCGGGTGCTTGGCTACGTTGTTCGTGATGCTCAACTGCTCTGAGATCGTAGAGAAGAAAGGCAGCGCGAACATCTGCGGGTAGCCGGCGTCCTCGATCTGGCACGCCATCACGAAACAACCATATGCACTGGTGTTCTTGATCATTCGCGCACCTTGTCGCCGATACGAGTTGCGGAGTCGCCCATGATGGCCAGCGCCGTCTGGGGGGCGTTCACCGAGTTGACGGTATTGTTTACGACGATGTTGTTCTGCGTAGGCGGTTTGCCGTTCGTCGGCATGTACCCAGCGGCGAAGATGTCCTGTTGAAATAGGTTTTTGATCCTACCTCCGCCCGTCTTAGTCAAACCCTTACCGAAGTCTTGCAAACCCTGCCCCACCTCACCAAAGAACAGTTTGACGAAAGCGCCGTAGATGGCAGCAATCATCCCGATAACGACCTCCAGAACGCCGATAACCCCCAGAATGATCGTATTCAAGATGCGGAAGAAGGCGAAAACGACGCCGAAGAAGGCCGTAATCGACATCAGCAGGAACCCGAGCGCGGCCACGATCATGGCGAAGAACACAGGCAGCAGTGGACTCTGTAGGATCTCCTTCAACATCATAAAAGCCACCTCTCCCAGCATCACTACGGCCTTGTAGATCGCGTAGATGCCTCCGAGGAAGGTGTAGACGAACGAGTTGCCGCTGTTGAGCATGTCTCCGATCAAAGAGGGGCCGCCCTGCATGTAGACGTAGAAGTCTTGTGCCGCCAAACCCAGTAGCGCCCACACGGCGATGAAAGACATGGCCGAGTAGATCAATGGCGCCAGATACAGCAGCGCCATCGTGACTAGTCCCAGAATAGCGGCTTGGATCGCTGAGAAAGCGTCGTTCGCGTTTGTGATCAAACCCTTGAAGATGTCCTGTCCCGTAAGCCAAGTGTAGAGGCGCTGGAACATACCCGACATCTCGTCAAAGTGCTGCGCCGCAACCCGCGCAAGATCTACCATGTACACGGCCGCCTCCTCTGCGGCTCGTTTGACCACGGGCAGCAGGGATTGCGTCATGTTGTTGCGGAAGCCTGTAAACACGCCGGAGAGAACGCCGAGAGACGTCCTAGTTGCCTCCCCCATCTCGATCTGTGCTTTGGTCAATACTTGGCCCGAGGCGGCCATAGCCTTCATGTCCTCGATGATCGCCTTCGATCCACGGTCCGCAAGCGGGGCGTACTTACGCGCCACGTCGTCGCCGAAGAACCGAGACATAACGGCAGATCTCGTCTGTCTGTCGAGATTCTTGAGCCCATCCACAAGCGTCAAGAACCTGTCTAGCGGACCCTTGCCTACGAAGTCCTCCGGCAGTAGGTTCGTGCCTTTTAGATCGTCCACAACAGTCTTGTTGCCGTCGGCGAACTCCATCAACTTATCTTGCATTGTAGCGATCAAGTCTGGTACGTCGTTGATCTCCGCACCGTATCTTTGCGATAGGCCGACGAACGCACTGAGTTGATCGGACTGCATACCGAGGCCGGCGGACATCTTGTTGAGTTTCGACGCCTGCTCTGTGAAGTCGTCTACGTTTAGGATGCGGGTAAGCGCCTCCCAGCCTCGACCGAATGACTGCATCAAACGATCCAAGAAGATCGTGGTGACGCCGAACTCTTGGAAGCCTCGACGCAACTTGCCGAAACTTCCAGCCATTCGCCCGATAGCATCTTGGTTATGCACTTGGACGACGAGGTTCACGAGGCTTACAACCGAACCCGCCAATCCGCTAGATCCTCCGGGTAATGCCACGTCTACCTCTTGCGGATCGAGTTGATCTTGTTCGACATCTCGTCTTGTGCCGCCTGCTTCTTATGGTCGATAAGATCTAGCGCACCATGCAACATCACTAACTCACGGAGAGACGCTTGTCTAGCGTCCGTTAGCGACATGCGTAGATCTGGGTGAATGATCAAACGTAGTCGCAACGAGTCTGTGATTGCCACCGCAGACGTCTTCTCTATCTCCCCAAAAGACAGGCGCATCTTGACGTTATCGGCAGATCCTTTGTTTTGATCTACCCTGTCCTTCACTCGATGGAAATAGTAAGTAGATCGAAAAAACCGTTGTGCGAGATCGACCTCTGGCAAGCACCGATCAGTTCGCCGTAGTTGGCTTGGTACGCGGCTGCGAAGTGCATCTTGTCCTTGAGGGGCTGGCCGTCTCGATCGCAATAGGCCAGCAACATCGGAGCGATGGCGCGGAGGCCGCCACTGCGAGACAAGCCCTCAAGAGCCTGTTTACTGATCTGACCGACGTCCACCTTCTTCTTCACTTCGTCGAACAGTTCCGCCTTCTTATCGGCCGACAACGTGGAGAAATCGGAGGGCAGGTTTACCGTCTCCATAAGCATCTGAAAGATCGGTCCAAGGCCGAGTTGCAGAAGACGATCAACAACCTCAAGGCCGGGGTCCGTCGGGTGCTCGCGGAGAACGTACTCGTGCGACGTACCGTCGCGATCTCGGAGCGTAAACGTGTGGATAGGCGTAGCAGACATGGGGGTAGTCTCCACTCAAATGGGGGTAAGATCCTTGCCGAGTTACCCGATTCGGATCGGGGGAACGGCGGCATCGGCAGGGTTGTGGAACGAAGCGTCCCGGCCGTAGGGCAGTTCAATGACGTACTCGCGGGTGCCTTGCTCCTTGCCCTTGCTGAACGCTGGGACGCTGATGAAGTATCCGAAGGCCGAGGAGTATTGCTCCCCAGAGGCCGGATCATACATCGCGACCACAAGCGGGGCCGGAACGCCCGTAGACTCCATAGCCGCTTGGAAAGCGTACCACAGGCTGTGCATGTACTGGGCCGAGGCCGAGAGAGCCTGCAACGTGATCGTCAACCGCATACGGTTGTCGTTGACGTAGTTGGCGTGGACAAGACCGTCCGCGCCCACCATCGACTCGATGATGTCCGTCGTAGGGAACTCAACCTCGATACCACCGTCGTCGCCGTAATCCGAGAGGACGACACCGTTGATCGAAAAGTGGACGTTCGCGAAGTTGTAGAAGCGCGGGGCTGCGACCAACTTAGCCATTGATGTCTCCTTACTGCGTGATGGTGACGCTGATGGAGATCAGTCGTCCGTCGAGGAGGATAGGGATCTGGACCGTGAAACGGAGACGGCGATTGGCGCGGTCCGTCGAGGTGATAGCCTCTGCACGGATGATCACTTCGCTGCCCTGCGCAGTCGCCTGAGCCCGAGAGACGAAGTGGCCGGCGTTGACGCCACGCTCGTAGATGGCATTGATCTGCGCAAGCACGATCTGCTGCCCATCGCTGTTCAGCGGCAACTTGAGGCCGAGCGAGCCGTAGCGGACCTTGAGATCTGCCATAGCCTCGCGCATACGCGCCTCAAACCAATCCGCCGAGACGAGGGCGTAGAACGGGCGACCAGACTGCGAGTTGCCCGGATCGAGCCAGACGTCCGTACCACCGAGGGGCAGAGCAACGCTAATGTTGTTGTCCCGGAGGTTGTTCTTGGCGGTTGTGATCGTGGTTCCGGCCGGGAACGCCATCTTCGGGATCGCAGGGACCGGGAACGTCCACGGGAGCGACTGCGTATCGGGATCGTAGGAAAGGCCCCACGAGGCAACGGCCGCCGCCATCTTATTGAGGCCGCCCGAACCGTTGTAGTAGTTCATCAGGATACGGTCGAGGGTCGTCTCTGGAAGCGGATCTCCGTTGCCGTCCACGAACGCTGCTTCCCACGTCGCCGTGCTGGCGAGCGCGTCCGAATCGTCCGTGCAGGCGATCACAATACGCTTGCGAGCCGAGGTGGCCACCGTAGCGGCGGCGATGTCGGCGATCGTCACGATGTTGGACGTAACGGGAACAACGCAGTACCAATCCGAGTAGTCGGCATCGTCCAGCGTGCTGAGGATCGAGTAGTTATCTCCGCCAGCGGTGTCCACTGCGAGGATCCCGACGGTGGTGGGCGAACGGCTATGGCCGAAAAGCGCCGTGATCGCCGCGAGGAGGGCGGTGCCAACCGAACCGGCCGTGGTGGTATTGGCGTCCTGTGCCTCGCTCAGAGCGCCGATCTCGACGTACTTGGATGCGTGGCTACCGATGGTCACTTCCGAGCCGAAGCCCGCCAAGGTGCTGTTGGCCTTGTTGTCGATCAATAGGATCTTGTCGAACGCTGCAACGGCTCCGGGGAGTGCCGCGAGCGAGACGGTGATGCTGATCGTGTCCGAGTGGCTGAGAAGGATGTCGTTGGCCATGTTACTCCTCGACGGTCATGTCGATGTTGATCTGTGTGGTTCCGCCTTCGGCAAGGTCGTCGGCGGAGTAATCCACCCGGACCGTATCGACTCCTGTGATAACACGTTGCCCGACTCGCGTGCAACCCAAGATCACGTCCACGAACGCTCTGGACTCCATATCCGTTTCCAACAGACCTGTCAAGTCCTCTAGGCCGATCCCATCGTCCGATAGTACATAGCCATAAGTCTGTGTGATCTCAAGAACGTCTGGATGGTAGATGTAGTCGAGTGCCGTTGCAAGAGCGTCGATCGCGTCTTGTCCGAACGCCTGTACACGGACAACGGATTGAACGATCTGCTGAGGGAAGTCGTGCTGTCTGCCCGCATCCCCCGTACCGATACGCTCGCCGTGTACGATCATCTGCAACGTCATGTACGGGCCAGACGGACGGGGACCGTTCACCGGCTCGTTCAATACGGTGTCCGGCGTGAACCACGCAAAGTCGTCGGTTTCGATCGTCTCCTCAAGCCAAAGCCTGATCGCCTCAAAGACGTCGATACGGCTGTAATCACCCATTCTTCGCCTCCTCAGACCCCTCGTCGATGCGCGCACAAACGGCGTGGGTGTGGGCTAGGATAGGGGAGAACTGGTGGCTCTTTACGCGCACCACGCGGTAGCGGTTTCCGGGGAAAGCCGTGTGCTCGATCTCGTCCGCACCCTTGGTTCCGTACTGGTCTTCGCCCCGCAAGTCGAAGGAGGCAGAGACGTAGACTTTGATGTAGTCGGCTGAACGATCTCCGTATCCAGCGTCTTTGGTGAACTGCCCCTGTTCCGGCTGTGCGGAGGCCAGCGAAGTCGCGCTCGTCTCCGCTCCCGGAACCCAGACACCGCGATCGTAGGCGCCTTCGGCCTGTCTGTATCGAGTCAGCGTGCCGTTCGTGATGATCGGAGTCATTCTAGTTGGCTCCAGAAGCGATTTACGCCCGAGACGTTGTTGGGGCCGATACGCATCTTACGAAGTTGTCTATCCGCCTCTTGCGCCTTACGCAAGGTTTGGGAATCGGGCCTGCGTTTGATCACCTGATAGGTCCACGAATCAACGTAATCGCCATCATGCACCAAGGGCCAGTTGAACCCCTTAACCTTCTGCCATGCGATAGTGTTCGCCCGCTCTCTGCTATTGATGATGGACTCTTTGATCTCGCTAACCACCTGTGCGGCGAAACGCTCGTATTCGCTTTTGATCTGTCCTTTACGCATCTTCTGCACGGCAGCCTGCTTCACGATTCGGGCTAAGCGCCGGTTGATGCTTTTCCTGCGTTTACGCAGGAGTTTGGTAACCGCCGGTCGTGGAGGGATCGGGGCCGGACGCCCAAACAACGTGTTGTTGGGTGCTCCGTACTCCAAGATGCCGAACAGGCGCCACGTCGGGATCGTACTACCGTCTCCGCGTGTGTGTTCGTGAGACTTCTTGATGCCGATCAAAACCTCGTTGTTGAGGTTGTCCATCATAGTAGCCATGCTAAAGAACGATCCAGATCCTTTCATACGCCCGAATACGCCGCCTACTTGGATCGTTGGGGCTGTGCCCGGACCTGTCTCCGGCCCACTAGGCCCGCCGAACGCATCTTTCATAGCGTTGAAAAGGATCCGGCGTTGGAGCACTCTAGCGGCTACGCCGCCCACCACTCTTGCGGCAGCGGTTATCGCCGGTATGGCCATCAGATCACTCCGACGTGGCCGACGGCTCTCGTTGCCCTATAACGAAGGTATAGCCGTCCCCAAGTCGTAGCGGGGAGGTCGCCCTCGTTCATTGTGATCCCGCTCAAGCCGGGGCTGGCGAGATAAGTGACCGATACGTCTCCCGTGCGTTGAGACTGCACAGGGCCGGCAATACCGGCCCCTCCTCCCGCCTCGCGGGCGGACATCGTTAGATGGTGCAGCACCCAGCACGCCATAGCCGTGTGGTAGACGTTCCCCCACGCGGCCTTGTTGTGCGCCGTGATAGACTCCTCGATCCAGAAATCCACAGACGGCAAGGCCGCCAATGTTGCGTCCATACTTCCGATCTTGGTTTCGATCAGCGTAGAATCAGCAGACATTGACGGCCACTCCTATCAGGGACGAGGAGACAGAACCCGGCCACGATGGACATTGATGTCCCCGCGATCGACCAGAGCCGTAAAGATCCGGTTACCAAACAGGTTCTTGAGAACCTTGCCGGTCACAGAGATCTCGTAGGACTTAGACCCAACGATCTGCTCGTCGAGTTTGGTCCCAAGCATACGCTGCGAAGCCTCAACCCCTTCCACGGCGGGAAGTTCGATCATGCCTTCGGTAGCGTTGGTAACGCGGTACGTCGCCGTATCGCGAATCTCGTCAGTCTCGGTAGCCATGAATGATCTCTCAGGGGGCAGCGTTTGGGGTAGAAGACGGGACGGGATCACGCTACCCCTTCGTTATCCCGCCCCGTCACCGGCTAGTCGATCACGCGGAGGTGTCAACCAGACCGACAACCACGTCCCCAACACGGCGCATCACGATACCACCGTGGGCGAGGAACATAGGCTGGTACTTGACGAAGCCCTCGTCCACGATCGGAAGCGTCTGAATCCCACCACCGGGGATAACGTTCGCGACCGTATTCCGATCTTGACGGAACGCGACGACCGCGCTAACGCCGGAGGCGAAAGCATCGTCGAGTTCCCAGCAGATGTCGATCTGCGACTCGGAACGGATGTAGGGGTTCGCCGCGAGGAAACGCTCAAGAAGGGAGATCGGCGTGAGGGCCGAGGCCGTCTTGACAAGCGTACCGGCAAGGAAAGCGTGCATCTTCGTGCCCATCGCGAGACGGTTCGGAGCGAACACCTGCTTGCTGTTGAGGGTCGGGTACGACACGAGGCGCACCAACTCGCGAACGTAGGACTCAGTGTCCGACGGATTCGCGGCCAGATCGAACGTGCCGTTGAGGGTCAGACGGGTAACCCACGGGTAGTTGAGAACACCGTAGATCCCCGAGGCGTCGTCGCCCCACCAGACCTTCTGGTTCGCGAACGACTCAAGGACGTCGCGAGCAGCGCGGGCGAGGAGTTGGAGCCGGCCGATGTTGGCAACGTTCTCCGCCAGATCCTCAAACACGTCCCAGAGGATCTGGGTGACGTAGTAGCGGACCGGGAAGACCTTGCTGGCCTGCGCCATGTTGACGGTCGGGAGTTGCGAACCCGCACCGCGCCAGACGCGAGCCTCGCCCGACGCATACACGCGGGTAACCTCGTGATCCTTGGCCCCGAGAGGGACCGAGGTGTCGGTCGGGAAGATCGCAAGACCGTTGGGGAGGGGACGCTCCTCCTCAAGAACCTCGCTGTAGACGTGGCGCAACTTGGCTGCGCCCAGACCGCCGCCAGTGGGGCCGATCCCGTCAGCACGGAGAGTCGCGAACTGCGAATCAACGTGCTTGTCGAGAGCCGACACGAACTGGTCGAAGGCCACACCGTCGCCACGGGCCGCCGCCACCGTGCGGGCATCACCCAGCACGCGGCGGAGGGCACCCCGGACGGCGTTCTCGGAGGACGGCCCGAAGGCGTCACCGATCAGATGGAAAGTCGTCATGGTATTTCCTCAGAGAATGGGTTGGATCAGAGCAGTTCGATCAGACCGAACGAACCGCTCGCCTTGCGCCACACGGCCTTGGCCGGAGACAACGGGCAGCGACCGGCGCCAGAAGCGGCAAACAACTTGCCCTCCTCGCCCGAAGCCGTACCGACGTACACCGTGCCGCCAGCGGCCGGAGAACCACCGGCAACCTCAACCCAGACCGCGCCGCGAGACACGATCTTGACGCCCTCTCCCGGCTTGTACGCGGTGGCGAACTGGCCGAGGACGTCGCTGTCGGTGTCGTGCGTGTAGCGCGCAATACCGAGCATCTTGGCGTCGAGGAACGATCCCTCGTTCGTCGCCGTGCGGGTGACGGTCGAGGTGCCTGCGATAGCGATGTGAAGATCGAACTCAACACCGGGGATCGAAGCCGCAACCGTCAGCACGTTGGTGCTGGAGTTGTAGGTGGCAGCGATCATGCTGAGCGACAGGGCGTCAATGTACGTCTCAAGGGCCGCACCCACCGCATCGAGGGTCGAGTCGTTGGCCGAGGCGCTGACAGGGATCGCCAGACCGTTGTACTTGACGGAACCTTGGACGATGAACACGTCGGTGTTGGTGAACGTGCCGCCAAACGCAAACGCGATCGACTTCGCCGGGAGGGTGCTGGACGACGGCAGGGCGCAGATCTCGTCGCTGAGGGCGCGGGCCTGCTTGGCAGCGAAGGCCGAACCGCTGGAGAACGAGTCGAGCGCAACAACCGCACGACCGAACGGGATCTCAACCGCGTCGGCGCCGGTGGCCTGCGTGCTCTGGGCGAGGTTGCCGACGAGCGAAGCAAGCGTGAAGGCCGAATCAGTGCCGGGGACGTACGCAACCAGATCCAGCGTGCCCGCGTTGTCCACGGGGTAGACGCAAGAGAGGAGTTCGGCGTCGGCTTCGATCGCGGTCTTGAGCGCAGCGGTAACCTCAGCGGCCGTATTGTCGCTGGCAGCGACAGTCGCCGAGAAGGTGATCGACTCGCCGCTCTGGGTCAGCGTAAAGCCAAACGTCTCGCCGCCGGCCGCAGGGGTCGGGGTGAGGCGGACCTTATGCGCCAACGCCGGGGAGGCGTTGATCGCGTCCTTGCCTTCCGAGGCATCGCCCTTGAGGGGCTGACCAGCGTAACCCGGATCACGGAAAGTCGTGACGTCCTGCGGGCGCTGATGGAACTTATCCTTCATCGCAGTCTCCTAAAAGGATCAGACCCGCTTGGGTCCGTAGGAAGTTGGGGGAACGATCTGACCGACACCAGAATCGGAATCGGTCTTCTTGACAACCGTCGAGGGCATTTGGATCGCCATAGAGACGACAGAACGACCGTCCAGATTGTCCGTCTTGATCCCGAACGAGGTGAGAATCGCGTTGGCGATCTTCTCGTTCGACTCAGACTCGTTGTAACGAACGCCTTGAGCGTCCGCACGAACCGCTAGGCTCTTACGCTCGTTGTACCACGCGATACGATCGGTGTCAACGCCGTCCATCTTAGCCTCTGCCGCCATCTCGCCTTCCGGCTTGGCGTCCTTAGCCATGTAGCCGTCCATAGCGGCCTTGATCATGTCCGGCATGGCTGCGGAGAACTCCTTAGCCCACGACATGAACCATCCGGGGGCCTCCATAGAGGGCTCCTCCTCCATCGAGGGATCGTCAGGCATCTCGCCTTCGGCCGCCATCTCGGCGTCCTTCATCGGCTCCTCAGCGGCCATCTCGCCTTCGGCCGCCATCTCGGCGTCCTTCATAGGCTCCTCAGCCTGCATCTCCCCTTCGGCCGCCATCTCGGCGTCCTTCATCGGCGGCTCAGTGTGCGCCGCATCGACCTTCTTCTTCATGTCGGCCTCCGAGATCGTCCAATCGAGAGAGTCAACGCGGACACGACAGTCCTCGCCTCCCCTTGCTTGATCAACGATCGCAAGATGGTTGTACTCACGACTAACCTGTACGGCGTCGTATTCGCCAAACTCCGGGTCCACTCCCGGCGTTCCGTCGATCTCCGCGATGTAGCCGGGAGACAGTTGGACCTTGCCGGACGCGATCGCGTCCTTGGCGGCCCGAGTCCGCACGGCCATGCGTACACGGACGAATCCGCCCGGACCCTCGATCACCTCGTCGCCGACGTCGCCGACGCCGAACTGTTGCACGTTCTCGTCCGTGACGAAGACGGGCGGGTGTTCCAACGTCAAGGGAGCGCGCCCAAGAGACACGATCGAACGTTCATCCCAGAGTCGGCTGCGGGGGACAAGTTCCCGGCGGATACTTCCGTCCTCGTTGCGGTAGAGGTAGATCCCCGGCCGTGCCGCGAAGCCCTCAAGGAATAGCGCCCCGCCCGGACCCTCAACGGGTGCCGAGAGATCTGCATCAAGCCGATCCTGTCGGTAAACGCGGACGATTTTCATGTCCCTTGGGTTGCTCCGTGATCGAGGTAACACGCCCGAAGGGCGCTGTCAAGATCCTCTAACATAACCCTTTTGACCTGTCAAGCACCGCCTGCATGTCCAATCCAGCGCAGTCGATCTTACGCTCTGTGACGTGATAATGACAGGCGAAACCCTTGAACTTGCCGGAGGCCACGTCCGTGCTCACCCTCTGGCCCTCACTAGGGATCTCCAGCGGAACACCCGCCGCTTCGTGTACTGCGGCCCAGAGTGCGGCGAGGGCTTCCAGTTGCACAGGGTAGAACCCGAGGAACTCCCCGAGGGGCTTACCGTGGACCTTCTGGCCCTTGATCACAGGGCGGCGGCCGAAACCCCGCTCCTCGTACAGATCATTGTACTTCGTGGAGTAAGCGTTGCTGATCTCCACACCCACAGACGCGGCGTTGACGACCCTAGATCCCGCGTGCCAACAAGTATGTTGCATGTCAGCGAGTTGATAGATCGTGCCGTCATTGTCGATACAGAACTGCACCGAAACCTTACGATCATTCAGAACCTTGACACACGACGCCGAAGACAGACAGACGTCCCAGTGTGTGATGAACATTCCGATCTGCCTTGGGCGAGACATGCTGTTCTGCGTGTACGTCCCCGTGTTCAGTCGGAGCCCCTTCGGCTCGTTCCACAAGACCACCTTGTCCCACTTGATGCGGAACGGCTTGCCTGCGTAGATGATCGACTTCTCGTCGTCCTCGACGCCGTTGCCCGCCTCGCGTGCCGTGAAGATGTGCCGGTACGTCGTGGGTCCACACAGCCCGTCCGGCGTCAACTTGTGGGCCTTTTGGAACGCAACGATCTTCTTGATCAAGTCCGTGTCGAACGCCTTGGCCCCAAACCAAGCCGGTGTCCAACCCAACTCGTTAGCAGATCTCTGGTTGTACTTGATTGCGTCTTGATCAGTCATGGGGTATCCTTGCGCTGCTTTGGAGACTTCTTATGCCACGAAGGTAGCAGATCGAAGTCCCCTGTGTACTTCGGATTGTCCGGGCGTCCAGACTTGAGTAGGCGGATAAACGCCTTGACGCGGGCAAACGCCCAGCCCGTCCTAGATGCTCTTGGATCGTGGCTGGCGCTGTATGCGCCGGCGCCCCGCCGATAGACGGCTTTCAGCGTGCCGATCGAGACGCCTTTGCGTTTGTCTTCGGGGATCGTCTTTAGGTACTGCCGGAGCACCTTCTCGGCGGCCGAGGAGATCTCGATCCCGCCCCTCGTCGTAGACGCGCTTCCCGCCTTGTTCGTCTCGCTCCCGCTGATTTGATCGCTAGGGGGCGCGGGCTCGCTCGCCTCCGTCCCGGTGAACGATCGCTTATCTTCGTACCGCTCTCCGGTGCGTTCGCTTATTACCCAGCCTTGGATCTCCGCCTTCCGCCGCGCCCTTTCTCGACTTGATTCGGATTCTGGGTCGAAGAAGTAGATCGCTCCACTCTCCCCCCACTTGTATCCGTGGCGACCGTTGGCCGTAACCTCGCGGACAGGCATCAGTCCCCCATCACCTTACTGATGGCTTTGAGGATCATGTCCATGATGCTGGCCTTCGTCGGTGCTTCCGCGTTGGCTACAGCCTCGTGGAGATCGGACAGAACGTCCGCCACGACCTCGCTGTCGATCATTGTACCGTCCTCTCGGATCGGACCACCGACAACCCAAGCGTCACACGTCCGTTCGGCGGCGCACTTGAAGTCGAACGCCTCGCAGTAGCCCAACTGGCCGGCCTCGATCACGTCGTACGCATCCTCGCCAACGCCCTTGGCGATGCACCCAACCATGCGATCACTGACGTTGAAGAACGCACAGTTGCCGCACTTCATGTCGCTCACCTCCTCGACGGAGGCGTTCATACGATCGGCCTTACCGGACCAGTAGTCCCCCGGCTCGTTTGGATTCGCGGGGCCGTAATGCGCCTTGTCGATCGCCGTCTGGCGGTTGGCGAGGTTGGCCTCGATGTCCTGCGTCTCGATCGGACAGACCGGCTCCGCGTCCGTGCGACCCATCGCGCTCCGCGCCTGCGTCACCCACTCGTCCGCCGTGTTGCCGCCCCAGATAAGGCCGGCGATCCACCCGTTGTCGCGCCAAGGTTCGTCCTTCCACTCCGGCGAGACGCTAGAGGACGTCTCCCGGTGCCGCGCCCACCACGCCGCCATCTCGATCACGTCCTGACCGGAGATAGACGTCTCGGTGGCGAGTTGGCGCGCACGCCGCCAGCCCGTGTCGATACCGCCTTGCACGGCCTCTCCGTACTCCGCCTTCCACTCGATCGCCTTCTTGGCGTTGTTCTTGACGGCTTCGGGGATCTTGTAGCGCCGCTTTCGATCTTCCGAGGTTGGGTTCGGGAACTCGGCATCGTATCGGCTGAGGCCCGTGTTGGTGCTCGTGGGGCGCGCATCGACGCCCGCCGCGCCACCGAGGCTAGGTGTAGCCACCTTGAGGGGATCTGGCGGCATCTGCCCCGGCGCGTTCTTGCCCTGCGTGTTGGGCGACGACGTGTTCGGGTTCTCCGGGGCGCCTTCTCCACCGCCACCACCCGTGGGCTCCGGCATGTCCGTCGGCCAGACGCTAGGGTCGTACGGAGGCAGATCGAACGTCCACCCACCGGCGGCCTTGAATCGCTCCTGCAAGTACTCCTTGGGGATCGGCCCCATGCCGCCGGCGTAGTACATGCTGTCGATCTGCGCCTGCATCAAACGGCGTGCCCAGACGTCCTTGGGGCGCTCCTCGCGCAGCGGGACCGGATGGACCTCAAACTGCACGCTATGGTTGCCGGCGTACGGTCCTGCCTTCTGAGCGCGGATCACAGTGTACAGCCGCTCGTACACCGGCGTGATGCGGAAGCGCCACAGGGTGTTCAGCAGACCCATGTACGTCTCGCCCTCGATCCCCGTCTCTCCGGCCATGCCGCTCGTAGCCTTGCCAAACAGGATCGGCTCCGGGATGCCCGTGGCCGCCACCAGTGCGTCCTTCGCCTGCTGCCCGAGATCCTTGAATCCAGAAACAGGAGCCTGACGGCTCTCAAACTCCTCGTCCCGACCGAGGATGATCATGTTCAGCAGCGACTTGCCCCGCTTGAGTAGGGACATGCGTTCCTCAAAAGCCTCGCGTTGATCTGACGCCGCCACGGCGTCGAGGCCCGGAACCTTCACCACGTCCAACTTCATCTCGGCCGCAAGGATCGCCGCCGCGTTGTCCACCCCAACCGCCTGAGCCAGTTCACGAAACATCGCTTGGATGATCGAGTCGCCTTCCGTCCAATGCCCGAGAATCTCGTCACGGGTCAGTTCACGGCCGATCATGCGAATGATGCGCGTGTGGTGGATCTTATCCGTCCCCGACAACGCCGAGGCCCAACCAGAAGGGATCTCCGCCAAGCCGTTACGCACCAACGTCGGGAGGTAAGTCCGGTAGTACACGGGATCCATGAACGTTTCGCCAATGCCCGAGAGCAAACCGAACGAATCCGCACGACACTCGTCCGCCGTCAGACACACGACCTGATTGATCCGCTTGAGGCTACCCAAGTCGAGCGCCTTGTCCGGCGTCGATCCATCTTCGGTGATCAGGAGCAAGTACGCCGTACCGAACGCCCGCGCCCACTTCGCCTGCTGCACAACGTTCAGATCCAACTTGAGCCGCCGCTGCTCGTTCTGCCACGCCACAGACTTGGCGTCGTTCGCACCGTCCTCAAGAGGGATCGTGTAGCCCTTGGACGTGGCGTCCTCCACCGGGAGATCACACGCACGGCGGGCGTAAGAGACGTGGCGATAGATCTCCCGGAGGCGGACGTAATCCAGCACGCCCGTCCCGAGAACGTCGAAGGACGTATCCTTACCCGCACCAACCCCCGTCAGGGTGTTGTAGATCCCATCGACATACGGCAGACGCTTACGGACCATCGTTACCTCCAGCCAAGCATAACACGGCCATAGCCCCACGCCACCACACGGCCGCGCAAGCGTACGCCCGCGTGCGATACCACGTCCCAGCACGGGGCGCAAGCCCGTACGGGGGCTCTTGACAACCTCTTGACACTTTCGCGTTTTTGGAAACTCGTTTCTGGCCGCGAATGTTGAATATAGTTTTATTTTATTTTCTTATAACGGACCAATGCCCACTATCACGCACCCACACCTTCCCGGTCCGGGAGAAAAGAGAATAAATATATAGTAGAACTTGGTAGTTCTCTTGGTATAGAACAAATAAAGCATTATTCAACGTTATCGGCTGGGGACGAGTTCGCGGAACGGCCCGAGTTGTCAAGAGGCTGTCAAGGGCGCCTGTTTGGTTGGACGCTAGGTTGCCTGTGCGGCGGTGGTGGTTTAGACTACCGCACAACCGAGGAGGTCCGATGTTTCGTATGCTTAGCCCGCTGTCCCCCGTGCCTATGTGGCGCCGGATGGCCTTGATGATGGTTCTGTTTGGGTGCCGCACGCTGACCGCTGCGCCGGCGCTCCCGGCTCCGGGCGCACCGCCCGTGGTCGAGGCCCGCTGCGAGGGGATCATTGACGTGGACATGGGTGACGCGGTTACCCCGAACGCCCGCCTGTGCGTGTTCTACGATTCGGAGGGCCGGCAGTGCTACGTCCTTCTCCAGAACATCGACGCTTCGGGCGTATGGTGCGACAACAACCTCGCCGATGTCGGGGGCTTCGCGCCCTCTGTGGAGATGTGACATGACCGACACCGCCATCGAAACAACACCCGATCTCGTCGTGAGCGTTGTGCGCGTCCCCATCGGAGGTTACCCTTACTTCCAACCAGCCGTGTACGAAACGCACAACAGGAAGTCCGACGGTGCTAAGATCTGGCGCCGAAGGGGTTTGATCGAGAAACCTACCCGCTCGCGGGACCGCGCCCTCAACATGGCGTACGAGTACTCACAGGACCGAGAAGTCTTCTTCGATCCCTCTGTCCGACACAATACCCCTGTCCACCCCAACACTCCCGTGAAGAAGATCAAACCCAAGAAGACCCGAGGTAAGAAGTGATGGCTCGTCTAACCGACATGCTCGGAATCGCCACCGCCGGACTCCCGGTCGTAGACCGCGCAGGGCGCTGTGGGCTCGTATACCAGTACGATCACCGCACGCTTCGCTGCATCGACTACGATGCCAACACCTTCGTGCTCGACTACGAAGACGCGAGCGTAGATCTATACGAGCCTGCGGGGGTCGCCTGCGCGGTGGATTGGATCAAGCGTGTCGTCTCACAGGGCTGGCTGAACCATACCTCCGACGTCGTGACCGCTCCAAACCCTAGCCGCGAGGACGTGGAGGAGGAGATCGACGCCGTGGTCCGTCTCCTCTGGGCGGAGCGCCAGAAGGCGGGGGGTGCCGTGTGACCTACCGACTCGTCGCCGTGCTGCCGTTCGACGGCGCCGTCCGCCCCGCCGGGAAGTGGGATACCGGGACCGTCCGTATGGTGCTCGGATTCGACTTCGCAAGCCGGCGGTTCGGTTCCGAGGCGGAGGCCCGCGATTGGGTCCACCTCCGCGTATCCGAGGCGGGGGAGGACGCCGCGTACATGCCGCCCGTGATGGTGCAGCCCGTGGAGGAGGCTTGATCCCCCTTGCCTGCGTTCCCGACGCGCTCCGCCCCGCGCTGCACGCCCGCGTGGAGAAGTGGCTGGGCTACCCTGTGCCGGAGACGGCCCAGATCCCCGCACTCCTCGTGCTCGATCTCTCGCCGGACCCCGTGGCGGCCCTCGTGGCCCTCCAGAACGCCCCGAGGGCGCCGGACCTGTACGCGGCCGTGGAACAGAACATCGCCTCGCGGGGGTTCCCGGCCACGAGCAGACACACGGCGCTAGATCTGTACCCCAACTACCCGCTCGACACCAAGATCGCCCTTGGATGGGCGACCCGTACCGCAATCGTGGAGATCTATGGGTCTCCCAAAACCGTAGAAGACTCACCCTAAAAGGACACACTCACCATGAAGACCACCGTTGACTTTACCCCCCGCTTCGCCGTCGGCGACCGCGTAGACGCCCGCAACGGGCGCGGCTGGACGTACGACTGCACCGTCAGCGAGCCCGCCGTGGCGCGGCGCGGGAAGATCATGTACACCGTAGAAACCCCCGCCGGCCTCCGGCTCCACTTCGGCGAAGACGCCCTCAAGCCCGTGCCGTCGAACCGCCCCCGCCTCAAGGCCGTGGCCCTCCCCGGCCGCTAGGGCCGGACGGACGGGGGACGGGACGGGGGACGGGGCCGGACGGACCGGGACGGGGCCGGACGGACCGGGACGGGGCCGGACGGACCGGGACGGGGACGCCCTAGTGGACGTCCTCCTCGTCCGTGTCGTCGTCCTCCTCGTCCTCCTCGTCCGAGAACGTATCGTCCGCGCCGTCGTCCGAGAACGGGTCCGAGCCCACGGCGAGGTCGGGGGACTTGGTGAACAGGCGGAAGTTGATCGGCCCAGAGCACGAAGGGTCGAAACGGTAGGCCGTGGAAAGGGCGTTCGACACGGCGTTGACGAGGAACGTGGGGTCGTCGTAGTCCGTTTCTACTTGGCTGAGGATCGCGAGGTGGGCGAGGACGGACCCGAGTACGAAGTCGGCCCCGCTTCCGATGGCGGCCATAGCGACGGGGGTCTTGATCCGCCCATCGTAGTCGTGAGGCATGACAGGCACCACGCCCGCGCCGTCGATAAGGTAGACCCCGTGCGCGGTAGCCGCCATCGCGGCACAGTGCTCGTCCCCTCCCACGTCCTCCGGCATGTTGTCGAGGAGCCAGCGGAAGTCGGCGGAACGGTGGGCCGAGAGGCCGATAGGGCGCGGCGCGTCTTCGTCGGCACCGTACTCCGGCTGGGACTCCGAGAGATCGTTCATGGCCCACTTCTGCCAGTGCAGCGTACCGACGAGCCCGACGACGGCGTGCGGCCCGACGGCGATCAACTTGCCGGACGACATCAAGATCCCGTTGGCGGTGGTGGCTTGGCTGTCTGAGGCGATCAGTACGAACTTCGGCGTCTCGATTCCCAACACTACGGACATGGGCTCCCCCCCCGCTCTGGATTTTTGATCCGACCCCCTATGTTTTTATTTGGAGATCTGGTCAGATTTTTGCAAGACCCCACTGGGTTGGTCTGATCTTAGACCGTTCGGCCGCCGTACGCAAGCCCGAGACGATTTTGTTGATCGGTATCTGACGGTTCACCACCCTAAGGCTGTAGACCCCCCCTGAACACGCGTTCAGGTACCCCCATCCGGGTTGTCACGATTTGTCACGATTTGTCACGGGGCCTTGACAAGATAAAGGGGACACACTTGCAACGGTGTGTCCCCTTAGTGTTTACTTACTGTCAAGTTGCGCGCGGATACTTTCTCCGAGCGTACGGTAAGCGTCCGTCAAGTATTCGGCCAAACGTGCGTTGCACGCTAGCATTGCATCCGAATAAGTGGACAGACCTTCCCGGCTTGTGGTTTCGTTGACATACCGGTAAGTGTCCAAAGCCTCACCTAGCATTGAAATAACCTGTTCGACTAGTCCAGCGTCAAGTGACACGTTCGCCTGTTTCGCTTGCATGGAATAAGCATACCACGCGTTCATAGTGTGTCGTTTCATCGTGATGGCGTTGTATTGTACGTCTGTATGGTTCACGGTGCCTCCAAGGTATCGGCGTAACGGGTTGCAAGGGAAACATGGCGAGAAGTTGTAATGGAACGGAAAGCGTTCGGCGCACGGTAGGTTAGAACTACCTTCCTTCCCGTGTTCTGTTCTGTATAGCCTATGCGAAGGCGATAGGAATACAAGTTACCGCCATCGGTCCAAAGGTTTGCGGTTCTAGCCGGAATGGAACGCGACCACGCGCGCGCGACGTCGTTATTTGTCATGATTAAACCTCACTTTGCGGTGTATTGTTAGGACGGCGGATATAGCCGGCTTGGATTAGTTGACTGGCCGTTCTACCGAACCAGCCTTGCAACTTCCACGCCAACCCGGTGTCGACTAGGTATTGCCAAGCCTCAATTTGTGCTTCCTCGCTTCCTTCGATCCACCCCTCGGCTAGGCCGGTTGCAGTTACTGGATCCATGATTAAACCTCGCTTGTGATTGTATTGCTAGGGTTGCAGGACAACAGCCCGATAAAGGCTAACGCCACAGCAAGTCGGACTAATGCGCCGACTAGTCGCATCATTCCGCACGCTTGCGCGCGGCTAGGGTTCGGCACGCGTTGCAGTTAGACTGTCGGTAGGGGCGCAACACATAGCACGCTGCAGGGTCTGTAGGATGCGGCCGCGCAACGTCGCAAGCGATACGCCTAGTCTGGCGAGGGGCTAGGCCGTGTTCGGGATCCAACCACGTTGCGCGCAACGTCGCGACGTCCGCAACGGCGACCCGCATAGGGTCAAGGCGCGCACCGAAGTCATCCACCGCAACTCCAACGTGCGAGCATGCAGGGCAACGGTAAACGGCTACGGGGTCCCACTCACGGGCCGTCGCGACGGGCAACCCGTCGACTAGGGGCGCACCTTTGGCCCCTAGGGCCTTTCGTGCATCGGTCAACGCTGCACGGTAGCCGCCCGAAAGGGTTACCCCTTCCTCCAACGTCGCGACGGTTTCGGAAACGAGCGACCGTAGCCGCGTTGTAGCGTGGCGACGTCGCGACATCGCACGCTCCCGTTCCGCCCTGTCGGTGGCGTTATCCACGTCGCGATCCGCGTTGACGTACGCTTGCACGCGTTCTGTCAACGTCGCACGGAACGCCGCAACGTCTGTAAGGGTTTCCGTTTGAACCTTAGTCTTCGGTTTCGTCATAGGTCACCCCACGAAAGTAAACAGGAAGGCAAGCGAACACACAAGCGTAACTGAGTGAATGGTAACTTCGGGCCCGACCCAAGCGGATAGGGCGGATGCGGCGGCTAGGCCCACGGCTAGAACAGGCCCACTCACGCTTGCACACGGGCGTTGGCGCGCGCCAACGTTTCCATAGCCGCGCACAGCGCGTGGACACGTGCGCTACGCTCTGGCATATCGGACCCCTTGCTCGCCCAGAACACCAACGCGTCAAACGTGTGGGGGTTAGTGATAGTCTCCACCAACGGGTTGCGGTAGCCCTTTCCCTTATCAAGGAAGATTGCGATATTTTCGCCGTCGACGTGGATATGGTAACGGTTCGACATGGTAAGACCCCAAGGTTGGGCGGTTAGTCGGCGCACCGCGTCAGTGCAGCGTTCCGATGGTTTGATAGTATCCGCGGCCGACTAGGAACGCAACCCTACCGCACAACAAAAAAACGAACGGGGGGCCTCAGTATCGCAAAAACGTAGGTTCAAGGCCCACTATTCGACAAAAAAAAGTTTCGGGTACCGTGTCCGGGGGCCGGGGGCCGGGGGCCGGGGGCCGGGGGCCGGGGGCCGGGGGCCGGGGGCCGGGGGCCGGGGGCCGGTTCGCGTCAAGGTACACGCGCACGCGATGCACTAAGCGTGCCAAGGATACCCTTGATCCGATCAACGTGGAATAGTGGGCCTTGAACCTACGCTTTCACGGTACCCGAAACTTTTTTTCGTTTTTGTTGTGCGGTAGGGTTGACTTTGCGGACGCTGTGCGATACCTTAAGGGCATAAGGGGGAACGATGAACGCAACACAACGCACGACGGACCACGAAAAAAAGCGAAAAAAAGTTCACGCGGGGCTTGACCCCCCGGCGCGGGCGTGTTATAATATAGGAGGGGGGTGTCAAGCCCCGTGACAAATCGTGACAACCCCACCCGCCCCCCGCCCCGAGGGGGGCGGCGGCGGAGCGCGGATCGCGAAACCCCTACTAGGGGACTTACATTTTTTTTCTGTTTTGCGGCGAAAAATTTTTTTCGCTCCCGGCCGGCCCGATCTCTCTCGCTGCCCACGCACGGCGGCGCCCGAGGTCGGGCCGTTTCGCGTTCCGGGACAGGCCGCTCTAGGACGCGCTCTAAGGGCCTTCTCGCAGCGCGGCCGGCGGAGGGCGGGGCGAGTATGGGCGCGGCCCGTGGCGCGCTCTGGAGGCCGTTTCCGAGGGCGCCGTGGGGCAGTGCTGGGGGGCGGGCAGAAGGGCGACTTCTGGACCCCCGGTAGGGGGGTGCCCCTCTGGGGGGGTGGCTTTTCCAAAACGACCCCCACTGGGTTGGGGGTTGGAGGGGGGGGTTGTGGTTAGGGCGCGGGGAGAATCTCGATCGTGCCGACATCGTACACGCCCGTCTTAGAGAAGCGGCGCTCGGCCTCTGCGCGGACTACCTCCGGGCGGGCGTGCTTCGTGGTGTAGATGTCGATGTGCTCTCCGTCCTCAATCCGCGTAGCCCGCACCACCCACACGGGCGTAGCCTTGGGCGGCTTACCCTCAAGGCGGCCAGACCCGTGACAACGAAAGCAGACGCCACCGAGGACGTTACTGTGCGCCTTAATGGTTCCGGTTCCGCAGCAACGGGGGCAAGCGTAGGTCGTCTTCGTCATGGTGTCCTCCTCGACTCTGGTGTTGGGACTGTATCGCGCCGAGGGATGTGCGCTAGGGTGTTCTTGTCAAGCGTAAGTCAAGGGACCGTAGCGCGGCAAGGAGGCCAACTCTGATCCGATCAACATGTATGCCCTACCCTCGCCGGCGGCGGGGCCGGAAAGGACCGGACGGACGGGCGGGCAAGCAAGCAAGGAAGACCACTCTGATCCGATCTACGATGGAGTTCCTAGATCACACGATCGGACCGCAACAACATGCGGCAGATCACGCACTTGCACACCGATCACAGACGTGTTATGTGTAGACAACGGGCGAAAGTGTAGGTTGAAAGCACAAAAAACGTGATCGGCGCCAAGATCAACAAAACACTTGCGCACAACCTGTACCCTTATTTTATACAATATACAATATTGTTCAGTGTTGTTCTGCGCAGTTCGGTTTAGAAGTTGTACGCCCTGCTGCCTACGGTCTTCAACCAATCCAGCCCGCTGGTTGGGTGCGATAGTTGGTTGTCGATCACATCCAAGAACAGGCATCCCTGAGACAAGGCGTCCACACGGTCAGCATAGTTGCCTCGCGGGAACGTCGCGTGTTCTCGGATCAACTCAGGCACCCACGCCTCGCGCTCCGGGAGTTCGATAGATCCGTCCGACTGATGCGACTGCGTGTAGTTCGCTCTCGTCTCTTTGCCGCCCCACGCCGCCGGCTGCACTGGCGTGATCTTGAATCTCCGGCCCTTGGCTTGGATAAGGGTTGTGCCGTTGGCCGCGTCTTCAATGACGTGCGTCGAGGGGGACCAATCGCTGTCCACCTGTTCGATCATACGCTCCAGCGCAGGGTACTCCCACTGGCCACGATACTCGGCGAGGACATAGATCGTTCTCGTCAGGTTCGCCTTGGCCAGAACATAGATCACCGAGTAGGCGTTGCGCTCGCCCACTTTGTTTGCGATGTCGTAGGAGGCGATCACCTTACCGCTCTTGCGCATACGGTGCCAGACCACACGAGGGTGCTCCGTGTAGTGTCGCCACCTATCTGACGGGAACATGCCGCCACCCATCGGCGTAGGCAACTGATCGTGCTGTGCTGCGTAGTGCTCTGCCGCCCACGTCCTCTTGAGCGTGGCCACCTCAGCCGGCCCGATGCGGGAGGGGATCAACAACTCGCCGCGCTCCGTGCGCCAATCCAGATCGCACTTGTGCGGGTGGTCGGGATTGTACTCTGTCGGCAGCACGATGTTTGCCACACCCTGATCTAGCAACCACCCCGAGAGGTCCGCCTCGTGGAGCCGCTGCATGATCGTGACTCGGACGCTTCGCTTGGGGTCGTTGAGGCGCGAGTGCCAGACACCGCCGTAGCGTTCGATCGTCTCTGCCATCGTGGACATGATCGCCTCGCGCCCACCCTCGATCGCCTTCTTCGCGTCGATGGGGTCGTCCACAATGAAGATGTCCGCACCCTCGCCCGTGATCGCCGCGCCTGCGGCCAGACCTACGCGGTGCCCGCCGGCTGTCGTCTCAAAGCGCATCTTCTGGTTCTGGTCCGCCGTGATCTCCCAGTTGGTTCCGTAGCCGAACGTCCCAAGATACTCGTTGGCGAACGCGGCCAGCCGGACGTACTTGGGATGCGACACTAGACGCCGCATAGCCTTGGTGTCGCGCACCGCGATCTTTTCGCCCGACGCTACGCCGAGCGTCTGGATCCACGGAGCGTACAGCCACGCCCACGCCGGCATACACTGGGACACCGACACGGACTTGAGCGAGCGAGGCGGGATGTTGATCACCAACTCGTTGCCCTCGATGTTGCCAAACAGGAGTTGCTCCAGCGCGTAGCACACCACGTCGAGGTGCTTATCCCACAGCAACTCGCGGCCCGGATTCAAGATCGGCCAGACGTAACGGATGAAGCCGGACAGGGTGGTGACTGCGGCGATCATCCGCATCTGCTCCTGCTCCTCCCACTCGCTGTCTCCGGGGAGATCTTTGTCGTAGTGGACCGGACCCGACGGCGTGAAGGCGAACGGCCGTGGGCGGTCAGGGGACAGGGGGTCGCGGATCAGGCTCAACGTTCCACCGCCTTACGCTTGAACGCGAAGTCCCGCTTCTCCGTCGTGACGTGGGCCGGGAGCGCGCCGTCGTCCGTGTCCTCGTCCACCTCTCCCTCGATCACTGACGTGTCGGAGAGCGAGGGGAACGCCGCGCCCACCACCGCCGCCGGTGCCCCGGTCGCCCCGGACAGGAGCAACTGAATCTTGTCGATCGTGATGGAGAGGCCCGTCGTCTCGCGCCGCTGCGCCTCCTCCGCGTACATCTCGCTGCGCCGTTTGAGGATCGTCTGCTGGGCGCGGAGCGCGTCCTTGTGTAGACGCCCCTCCTCGTCCTTCGTGTACGCGATCTCCCCCAGCGCCAACTCCACGTTGCCCACGAAGCCGGCCTCCGCCAACTCCATGCACGATAGCGCCCACTCCCAGAAAACGTCGTGCTCGCCGAACCGCGCCCAATCCGCACGGCTGCGATTGATCCCGGCCAACGCGCAGGCGTTGCTGAATCCCATCCCCCGGCTCACGAGGTCGCACGCCCTCAGCACTCCGGCCGCCGTGGTGTTGCCGGTGTTAATGGGCCGATCTGCCGGCGGGGTTGGGTAGCGCACTGTCGTCTCCTTACGATCCAACCTATCCCCCGTCCGCCGTACCGTCCACGCCCCCGGCGCCCCGGTCCGCCCGCGCCCGTGTGCGCGCCGCTGTGCGCTAGGGTTTCCGAATCGGGCCAAAACACTGGCCGTTCCTCGCTTCTCCCCGTTTCGCCCCGTTTCCGGCGGAAAACTCTTTCGGCGGAGAAAGTAGAATAAACATATATTTGGTCTCCTAAAACAATCAATCACGATTGATTACTTTACTATAACAAATATATATTTATTCAACTTTATGGTGTGAAGTAATATAGGGGGGTCTAAAGGCCCTATTCGGAGATAAGCGTGCTGCTACCTACGTTTTCGCCCGATTTTGTTACCCTAGCGCACAGTCTCCGTACCCCCTACCGGCCGCTGGTTTCCGGGGGGTGCGGGGGTCTGGGGGCTGCTGGCGGGCTGCTGGCCGTGGTGGTTGTGCCTCGTACTGTCCTGCTTCTACCGTGCTTTGCCCGCGATCCCCCCGTGCGCGGTACTGTCTCTTGACTTGGAGTTGACGTGCGGGGTCTAGTGCTGTGGCCTGTGTCGCCTTAGTGTGTGGGGGTCCGGCCCTTCGGCCGGCGAGGAGGAACCCTTGCAGAACGTACCTGACGAAATCCTTGAGTACCTTGGTCTTTTGCTTGACGTGACGGCGCGTGGGCTGGACGTGGCGGACCGCCTTACGCTTGCGCGTGACGTGGACGACCCTTCCCGTGCGGAGCGTTACGACCGCGCCATCGCGGGCGTGCGGGACATGGTGCTGCGTATTGCGGACCCGGACGTCCCGTCCCCCGGCGCGGCGTCCGTCCCGTCCCCCGGCGTCCCCGTGCCCCGCGTCCCGTCCGCCCCGGCCCCCGGCGCGGCGTCCGCCCCGGCCCCCGGCGTCCCCGTCCCCGTCCCCGGCGCGGCGTCCGCCCCGGCCCCCGGCGTCCCTTCCGAGGGCGTGGCGTTCGGCCCGCCCGACGAGGGCGAGACGGCGTGGGAGTACGTTGCGCGTACGGCGTTCGGGGACGGCCAGTTCCCTACGAGCGTGGTGGGCGGTCCTGATTGGGTGTGCTGGGTGGAGGAGACGCACGATCCGTATTCTGGTCCGAGTGGTAGTGAGGAGTGGCTCCCTCCGGGTGCGGCCCCGAAGTCTACGAGCGCCCGTATGATCGAGCGCGACGGGCGTCCGTACACGGCGTTCGCGTTGGGCGTGGAGATCATGTCTATCGCGGCCACGTCTCCGTACGACGTCTTCGCCGTGGGCGGTTGGGAGCGCGAGGCCCTGTTCATTTGACGCGGCCTTGACAACTTAGCCCTAGCGCACAGTCCCCCCGAGGATACGACACCATCACAACCGAGGGGGGACACCATGAACGACACCGCAACCCACACCGCAACCCACACCGCCAAAGCCGCAGCGCAAGCCGTCAACGAGGCGGAGATCGTTTGGAAAGAGGCAAACGTGCGCGCACACAAGGCGCGATACAACGCGCAACTTACTGGAGGTGCCCAATGATCATTACCGAAGCAGACTACCGTACGGCCGCCCACCCGATCGTCGTCGAGCGCGTCTGGCGCCGGAACGCATACTACGTCGCTCAGGTGATCGACGGTTTCCACGACGTGCAGTTCCACGGTCTTCCGATCGCTCAGGCCCGTTCTATCGCCGCGCAACTGGAGCGCCTTGAAACCGTCGCAGATCAAAAGCGTTTCATCGTGGAGTGGTTCGCGAACAACGCCGAGGTGGCCCCATGACCGCCGCCGAGCATGACGCTCTCGCCCGTCGCGCTGTCGCCTGCCCTCGCTGGCGGTGGATGCCGGGGATGCTGCTGTCGTCGCCACGGTCGTGGGGCCTCCGCATCGTCACCGGACCGATCGAGGAGCACGCCGACGCCGTGCCCGTCCTCACCGACCCCGCCACGCTGGGCTGCCTGCTCGCGCTGGTGCGGGAGGCTTGGGGCGATCCTCTGGCCTACACGATGGCCTATTACGGGCGTTGGACGCTATGCTCCGACCGTGACGAGGCGATAGATCCGGGTGACGGCGCCACCGAAGCCGAAGCCCTGATCGCCGCCTTGGAGGCTGCGCCATTGACAGTCCCTTGACAAAGAAACCTTAGCGCACCGCCGCCACCCGAATAGAGGTCTAGCACAACAACGTAGCGACACGATGACCGACAACATGACGACAAAGAACACCACCCGCGAGAGCGTTTACGAGTTGGGCTGCTATATCTTTACCCGCACCGAGTACGGTCGCCACGCGATCGAGTGGTTTCACCCTGATTCAAATGTGTGGGGTCTGATCGGCGAGTTCTTCTGGGACGCCGAGATCGCGGAAGCAGATCTTGAGCGCCTGCAAAGGCGGAATCCGAATATCGAGTTTCGCCTGATCTACAACCACCCAGCAGCATGGACGTACGTCCGCCCGCCCAAGAAGGTGACCGCATGACTACCCGTATTATCCCCGCCGCCGAGGCGCGGACGCTCCTTGAGGATTCCACGCCGGGGCCGTGGAAGATCGAGGACAGGCCGCGTGAATGTCAGGTATACATCAGCACGGAGCATGGGGAGCCTCGACTCCAGTATACTGGATGGAGCGGCTTTATCTCCGTGTACGGCAGCGAGTACTTGCCCCATGTTGGGCAGATCGTGGCGAACGCCAATGCGGCGCTGGTCGCCGCTGCGCCCGACCTTGCCGCGTCCGTCGTGGCGCTGCACGCTCTACTCGCCCACGAGAGGGATCACGCCAAGCAACTCCAAACGTTGCTTGACGAGGCGTATGACATCATCGCGTCTCAGTGCAACCCGGCGTGGGACGATTGGTGTGATCGCCTGTGCAAGATTGACTTTGAGGTGATGCCGTGACCGCCCCGCGCATCATCACCGCCGACAAGGCCCGTGCCCTGTGGGAGCAGGGCAGCCGCCACACCTACGCCGAGGTCACCTACGACCGCGACGACCGGCCCATCCCGCCGACGTGCGCCCATTGTGGGCGCGCAAAGAACTATTGCACCGGAGACAAGCCATGACCGAACGCCGAACACCATACGGATTCTGCCCCACCTGTGGCTCGCCGGGGCAGTTTCGCGAACGTCGCCTGCACGGCAACGACACTTGCGAACGCGGGCATACCTACCCCTCGCGTGATGCGGTCCCCGTGGGTGCCGCGTGCGACGGCCTGAAGGCGCGCACCGGCGAAGGAACAATGGAAACGTTCTGCGATCGGTGCGGCTATCTCGGCGCGATCCGGTTGCCGTTGAGCGCGTCGGAGTTTAGCCGCACGATACAGGCACACGAAGCTGCGCACCGGGCGTTCTCCGCGTTTACGCGGGGCCGACAGGAGGGTGCAGAATGACCCCCCGCATCATCACCGCCGAGGAGGCCCGTGCGCTTCGCCATCAGAGCGAGGAAGGTCTTGCGATCATGCTTGCCGCTGGTGCGCCCGACGCGCTGACCCGCGCCCCGCGAGTCGTGGCAAGCCTCTGCCATACGGTCGAGGCGCTGCACGCCGAGATCGAAACCCTGCGCGCCCTCGTCGGGGGCGGCCCAAACCGCTGGATGGTCTACCACCCCGAGCAAAGCATGGAGTGGTTCGACTCACGATCGGACGCTGAGGCGTTCGCCCTCGATTTCATGACGGAGTTCTTGCACGACAACGGTGAGGCGCACGACGATCAGTGCGTGATCTTTGCCGTCGTAGCGCACACCGAGGAGGTGATCGGGGCGACCCGTGATGACGGGTCGGAGCGCGGCGAATGGCTCCGTGAGCGCGGCCTAGACTACGAGGTCGAAGGTTACGTTGTCGTGGCGGCTGGCGAGGTGACCCCATGACCCACCGAATGATCACCGCCGAGGAGGCCCGTGCGCTGCGGGAGGCAGCGACGCCGGGGCCGTGGCGCGACAGGGATGACACGGTGGAGGCGGACTCAGCGCCGCGAGACGGCGTAGAGGACGATGGATCGGGCTGGACCGTGTGCGAGTACGTCACGCACACGCCAGACGCCGCCCTCATCGCCGCCGCTCCCGACCTCGCCGCCACCGTCGAGGCGTTGCACGCTGAAGTCGAAGCCCTGCGGGATATCCAGTGCTGGGCGGGCGAGCTTCTTGCAAGGATCCACCGCGACGGCGGACACCACATCAACGATGTCGGTTGGGAGCAGGCGTTTCTCGACGCCGATGATCGCGTGGTCGAGTGGCTTGCGCTCACGAAGCATGGATCAAAGGAGTAAGCGCATGGGTACGAACTACTTTGTGGTCGGCTACGACCACCCCGACGCCGAGCGCGAAGTAACGCTCCCGCTTGAGACGTGGAGAAACGTCCAGATCATGCTGCGAGAGGCGTGGAGCGTGGGGTTCCGGGACGGCCGTGAGGCGGAAGATCTGTCGCAGATCGAGGAGGACCACCCCCTCTTTGCTCGTGCGAAGAACCTGATCTTCCCTCCGGGGCGGCTGCATATCGGGAAGTCCTCGTTCGGTTGGTGCTTCGGTCTTGCCGTCCACGAGGGGATCCAATCCCTCGCGGATTGGGAGCGCGTGTGGGCCACCCCCGGCGTCCATATCGAGGACGAATACGGCCGTCCCTTTAGTGTGGAGGAGATGCGGGACAGGATCACAAAGCGGTCTTGGAAGTCGAAGGAACTGTCCGCCGAGGAGAAGGCCGGAGGGCTTCACCAGAACCACGGGTTATCAAGACACACCTACAACGCACGAATCCCGGACGAGGGGCCGAGCGCGACCTACGATCTGTGCTATGGGTGGTTCCGCTAAGGGTCGTCTTGACAACCCCTTTACAGAACCGCTGTGGCGCGGGCTAGGTTGTGCGATAGAGGCTCAGCACAACACCGGAGGACACCATGAACGACATCACCATCCACTTCGCGAAGACGACGGGCTACTCCAACAAGTACGAGAACTACTGGGCTGATCGGGCGGGCATGGGGGCCGAGGACTCGGTGGACATGCGTACGCTGGTGCAGCGTCTCGATCTTACTGTCGATGAAGCGGTGTGGCTCCTCAGCACGGAGTGGTACGCCGGCGGCAAGGAGGCGGCGATCTCCGGCATCACCGACCTCTTGGACCTGTTCGACTTCTACGTCTCTGTGTACGTCCAGAAGACTGTGTTGGATCACCGCCTCGTGGACATGCAAGAGGCCGCAAAGCGCGCCCATCACTACCTCAAGACGAGCAAGATCAGCCCGCCCGAGCAGGCGGCGCGTCTACTGATCCAAACGCTCAGGATCTTGGACGGCATGGCTCCGCCGTGGATCCGAAACGGCGTGGGTCGCGACCACTTCTTCAAGGCCGCAGGGTTGACATCCCCTTGACAAATAGACCCTAGCGCACAGCCTGCTGAGAGATAAAGACTCAGCACAACCGAGGACGTGACCATGAACACCCTATCCATCACCATCTCCGAACTCCGTACCAATCGTGCCTGCGACCTCGACGACCGCATCGCCGCCCTGTCCGCCCACCTTGGCCGTACGCCCGAGGACGACGAACCCGTGCCGCTTTCCGTGTGGGCCGAGGTGACGCCCGAGGTTGACGATCTAGTATGGGCCTTGCGCTGCTGCTGGGCTCGTGGCGGTCGCGCCGTCGGTGTCGAGGTGGCTTGCCGCGCCGCCGATCGGGCGATGGTCCATGCCCGCCCCGGTGACGTGCCCGTCCTGCGCGCCGCCGTGGATGCTGCCCGTGGATGCGTGGCCGGGACCGTGACGGTAGAGGCGTGCCGCGCCGCCGCCGACGCCGCCTACGCCGACGCCGACGCCTACGCCGCCTACGCCGCCGACGCCGCCGCCGACGCCGCCGCCGCCGCCGCCGACGCCGACGCCGCCGCCTACGCCGCCGAACGCGCCGCCTGTGCCGCCGCCGCCGAGCGCGCCACCGAGCGCGCCGCCCAACGGGCCGATCTACTCGGCCTTCTGGTATTCCACGGAGACGCCGTGGTTGAGTAGGTAGTCTACACCGGCAGAGCCACCGGCATAGCCCCCGCGAACGCAGAGCACTTTAGAGATGCCGGCGTGATGGATCAGTTTAGCGCACAGAAAGCACGGCTCCCCCGTGACGATAAGCCACGCCCCCCTCGTGGCCGTTCCGTTTGCCGCCGCGTTACAGATCACGTTCATCTCTGCGTGGTGGCAACCGACTTCGACGGAGACGCCGGAGGGGATCTGGCCTTCGTCTCGTAGGCAGACAGATCCGCCGCACAGAGCAGAGCCCCCACGGGGTCCGCCGTTATAGCCATCGGCGAGCACTGTGTTCCGTTCTGGGTCGATCAGCATGGCCCCGAAGCGTGCGCGTGGGCAGGGGGACGCGGAGGCGAGCATGGCGCATTGGGAGATCCGAATACCGATATGCTTGTCCTTCAAGGGGCAACTCCAGAGTGCAGAGATCTGAAAGCCTAACGGCGGGACCGCCGAGGCCGAACACGCTATCAACGATAGCACGGAGTCGATAGATGTACGATCAAGAATGTGTGGAGACTGCGTATGCTCGCCTATGGACGCGAGGAATCGAAGTCGAGTACATAGAGATCCGGCCAGAAGGTGTGGTGATCGTGCTTGAGAATCAGGCCGTGGAGGCCGCCACGCTGGAGGCGGCGGTCAGCCTTATTATAGAATCGAGGGTCAAACTATAATAACGGCCGCTCCGGGACTCTTGACATCTGCTTTACCAAATAAGTTGTGCTGTAGGGTGGACGTCTGGGAGGGCGGGGATAGATGTAGTTCACCGGGGCGGCGAGGGGCTGGCCCGAGAGGAGGACAACATGGTCAACATCGTCAAGCGTAACATCATCTTTGTGGAAAACGGCGAGAACTGGGGAACGGTGTCCCCGCTGGCCGAAGCCGTATCTATCGAGGGCAACATCGCCACGACGGACAAGGGCCGTACCTACGATCTCAACGAGACGGTATGGCGCTGCGTGTCGTACGACAACGACATGCAAGTCGAGGTCAACCACTACAAGATCATCGAGGTGCAACTCCCTGAGTTCCTTAGCGCCTCCGAGTGGATCCTCCGCCATATCGAGTACAAGTACCTGTGGGGCGCCGGCGTCGATCCCCGCTGGGACGAGAACGTCCAGCGTGCGCTGTTGTCGCTTGACGCCCACGTCGTCTTCGACATCGTTCCACTGATCAAGACCTACTACAAGGGCGCTTTCCGCTCCAACTTCCGCAAGGGCCTCGCCGAGCAGATTATGGCGTGGGTGACGGCGGACCCGAGCGATCGTAAGTACGATATGCCGCTGTCCCGCCGGCAGATGACCTTCGTCGAAACCCCGTCGTGGAAGTGGGATCGAGTGGCGTCCTCGCTGTACCGCCTCCGGTCCATGTTCGGCGTGCAGTCGTCGATGCTGGACTGATCTAGTCTTACCCGAAAACTTCATCCCTGCCTGTGGAGAACACCATGAACTACGAACTGTGCCTTTCTTGTGGATCTATCTTGCCCGAACCGACGCTCGTCGAGTTCGATCCGAATCAGTTGCAGATGTTCGACGAGTACTCGATCGAGCCGCACGATCCGTACTGGAAGTACGAGTGCGAGGACTGTGGCGCCTGTGTGCAGTCCGAGCAGCCCCTTCCAACGCTACGCGAGAGCGTGTTTGATCGGGATCAACCCAACCACTACCAGACGGTAAACCTCCCCCGGTTCACCCGTGCGGTGTTCAACGCCGGCGTGTGTTGGGGGCGGTCGTGAAGCGCCGGGAGAACGAGATCGAGTTCTGGCTTACGGCCACGTTCTTGCCCCTCGCCTACATGGTCGTGATCTGGGGATTAGTGGCGCCGCTATTCGGTGGAGCCCCGTGTTCCGTGCCGTTGTCGGTGGAGTGCATCGACGCGGCGTTCGCGGAAGACCCTTGACATTTGCTTGACATCCAACCATTCGACAGGGGCTTACGCCCAGTTAGAAGATGCAAAACAGGAGGACAACATGAACACTCGTCAACGAGCCGCTTACCTCAAGAAGCACGGCTATACCCGGAGCCCGCTGTCTTTTGCGCGGGGCGCCAACACCTACCGTCACGCCAACGGGTCCACGATCACGATCCCGCAGGCGGCACCGAGCAACGCGCCCTTTATTGCGTTGGGCGGAGCGTTCAGCCTGATCTCCGCTACGCGCCATATCGAGAACACGGCGGACGCTTTTGAGTGGAAGATCGCGGAGATGTACGCACGGTTCTCCAAGATCATCGGCGAGCCCCCGGACGACTTGAGTGAGGACAACATCCAAGACGAACTGTTCCGGGCTATCGTCAAGATCAACAACCATATCGGGGTGTCTAAGTGATGCCGGCGACTCGGAGCCGTCCGGCCCGCGTCGATTGGCGCGACCCCGCCGTGATGGAGATCACTGAGGTGGTCTTCGGTATGACGGCCATGTTCGATTCGTTCTACATCGAGAGCGCGATCGGACGGCTGCAAAACGGAAAATACGCCCCGCTCGCGATCTTTGATGGGGCGTTCCGCGCCCCAAACGGCGTACGCCAATGGTTAGACGATCAAGCGGATAGGGTCAACCTCGATCTACTTGGTCGTATTGACCACAATAGAATCCTGTTGTCGTTGTCGCTTGGCGCATCGGGCAACACACTGGTCAAAGCACCGTAGGATCTAACAATGTCAACCTTCTTCCACCGCACGTTTGCCGAACCCGAGCGCGTAAAGATCACGCCCGAAGACGCCATCGCCCGTATGGCGAAGACGCCGGAGCACCCGTTCGTCTCTGCGCGCCGGTACGTTTCCGTGCTCACGGATGCCCAGATCGAGGGCTTCCTGACGCCGGCGGGCCGCAAGGTCGTGGACAAGCAACGCACAGACAAGTACTATTGGGAACAGGCGATCACCTCGACTGAGCCCGGTAAGGCTTTGTTTGCTGCGGTGTACCGTCCGGGCTTCTTAGGACACGAGTATCTGGTAGATCAACTAGGGCACTCGCTCGCTGAGATCGTAACCAACTTCGCATCTCGCCCCAAGGTGGACATGTGCGACGTGTTCGGTGCTCCGAACATGGCCGCCGTCTATCGAATCGCGTCGATCTTGCGGGGCGAGGACCGATACAGGGACTTACCGAGGCACCGCGTATGGACGCCGACAGACGAGCAGCACGCGCAGATCATGGAGATGCTCGCCCAACGTAAGGCATACTCGGAAATCAGCGCCAGCATGGGCGTGAGCATAAACACGTTGCGTGAGTACCTTAGAACGAACGATCTAATGCCTGAGCGCAGTCGCGGCAGGCCGTCCAACCCCCAGAGGGACGACGAGATTCGTAAAGATTGGGTAAACGGTTTGACTTGTGTGGAGTTGTCTGCCAAGTACAACCTCACTAATCAGCGGATCTACCAGATTGTGCGCGGCCTTCCCCCAGAGGGCGGAGAGGAATACACCAAGGCGAGAATCAAAGACCTGTTTCGATCCTATCCTCCAGTGTCGGAGGAGGTTGAATGTGCGATCCACACCTTGCTTGCTTGGGCTGAGGAGGAATAATGAAGGAGAGTTGGTTCACAGAGATCATGGCCACTTCCGGCGTAGTATCGGAACTTTGCGAGTTGCGCGAAGCGTGCAACGAGGGCCGGGGCGTTATCTCGCTTCGGATCACAAACCGCAAGGTGCCGGAGCATATCCGGGTGTGTGTCGCGTGTGCCGACGCAGCGTTGGCGCGTTACGACAACATTGAAGCCGTGGGGGCCAAGGCCAGAGAACGAGACAAGCAGATCCGCGAGAGTCGTCAATGGACGCGAAGCGAGATCGAGGACATCCTGCTAGTCGCGGCGGCAGATCCCAAGGGCTGCAAGTTTGCAGAGGTTAGGGATGCACACGGCTTCTCTGATGCAGATGGCCGGCGTGTCGTCCTAGATCTTGAGTCCAAGGGCTTGCTCTACCGTGAGCCCGACATGGCGCGGCTGCGAGACGCTACACTTCACTATCCCGACGAGTTCTGAGGAGAACACCATGCGAAACGAAGATCAAGACCCTAGTTGGCTCCCCCCTGCTATGCCAGAACCGGCGCCGGAGGAGATGTGGGATCTGTGCCTAAACTGCGGAGGCCATGACGTGTCCGTCTTCCATGATCGTGCTTTCTGTGAGGATTGCGGATCTAGCGGACCTTTCATGTTCTCGGCAGGCACAAGGCGCCGCCGTGTGGCTCTTGCCTAACTGGCTGGCCGCGCTAGAAGATCGGGCTATTGCGCGGTTCTTGGGACACAAGGCCAGCGTGAATATGCCCGAGGTATCGAACGCCAAGGATCAACGCAGGGCTACGGTCCAGCAGACCAAGGCTTCGATCTTGACGCATCTCAACCAACAATACTACCCGATCACTTCCCGTCGTTTGGCGTACGAGTTGGGCATACCGCCCATGCGTCTCCGCCCCGTGTTGGCCGCTATGGTCGCAGAAGGCAGCATCGAGATCGTGGGCCATCACAACGGAAATGGAAACCCTGCGCGACTCTACGTCGCTAACTGAGATCAACATGTCTGATTCATCGCATCGTGCCGTTTACAGTGATGGAGTGGAGTGGACGGTTGTCAGCATCGAGTCGATCGGTGACGTGGCGGCCCCCGTGAATAACATGGCGTGCATCCGACAACCCGGAGGTAAGTGGCAACCGGCGGTCATTCAGTCGGGGAAGTTCGTGCCTTTTGCCGAGGAGTTCGATACCGTCGAGGAGGCGATCAAGCATCTGGACATGGCCAAATCGGGCGTCGTTATTGAGATCAAGAACGAGCCGCATAGACATGTCTCCAACGCGATCGTGTCCGCCATCTCGGTATGGGCTATGGGCACTGTATGGGCTATCGACCTTCGATATGCCTTGCTTGGGGCCGTTATGACCATGATCGTCGGAATCCTCCACGATTCTCTTGACGCGGCCAAGATGTCGAGGTAATCTCTCTTTGGGCGTCCCGTCCTCCTGCGCCCCGGTGCGCGGCCATTGTCGCCGCGCATCGTTACGCGGGGGGATCGAGGAAAGGAGGATAGATGGTTCGCGAAGACTTCGATCCGTACAAGGATCTGCCCACCTCTTTGGGCGAGAAGTTCTTGATCGTTGCGCTTATCGAGCAAGTACGTTCTGGAGCCGCGCCTCTAGCCCGTGAAAAGAGGCGTATCTTGATCCGCCATCTGGTCCGTAACCTTGGCGGTAAGGTCGAATACGACAAGATCCTTGGACGCCGCAACCGCATCCGGGGAGAGTAGCATGAAGGCGACGAACATCGACGGGCGCGAGATCTTCTTCTCGGCGTCCTCTGCGGATGCGTTCACGGCCTGTTCTCGTCGTTGGTGGTTCGCCAAGGTGATGCAACAGAAAGAGGCATCAGATCCGTCTCTCGCCTTCGGTACGGCCGTCCACTTGGTGTTGGAGAAGTACCTACAAACGGGCGAGATCATCGCTCCGGGCGACTACAACGACGGCCGAGAGATCGTGTCTGTCACGGCGGAGCACGTCGCACGGGCGAGCGCGGGGTTCGGGATGCTGCCGGCCCCCGGAACATACAACGTGGAGAGTTGGCTACCTCGTGTCAAGATCGTAGACGACACCGAGGCCACGATGGCGGTCGTTGGCAAGATCGACATGTACTTGCCGGCCACGGGTGACGCCGCGCCGTACCATTGTGGCGATTGGCCGGACGATGTTACGGGCCACGTCCTCGATCACAAAACGTCGTCGGACCCGAAGAAGTGGATGCCGACGCCGGAGAAGTTGGCCACGAACGCGCAAGGGCTGCTCTACGCTGCCGCGCTCCAGAAGGGCGGACTGATCCAGCCCGGAGACGTGCTGTTTACGCACCACTACGTCAGCAAGAAGGGGATCAAACCCCAATCGTTCCTCGTTCATACTCGGATGGACTACGATAACATCATGGAGCACTGGGAGCGCCAAGGTGTTGTCGCCCGCGAGATGGTCAAGGTCGCGTCAAGTGTGCGTAACCTTGCACAGCAGGACGATGTTCGTGCTAATCTCTCAGCGTGCCGGTCGTACGGGCGTCTCTGCCCGTTCGCCGACACTTGTACTGCACACAAACCGAAAGGTCTTTTCGCGGCGATCGACGCCTTCGACGCCGCTCGTAACGGGCACACCATACAGGAGGATCCGCCCATGTCAGGAGGACTGTTCTCAAAGTTGCGGGGTCGTACCGATTCCGCGCCTACCCAACCTGCCGTTGCGGCCAAGCCCGCTCCCGAACCGGCCAAGCCCGCCCCGGCCCGCAAGCCCGACACGGTTACCGTGATCCCCCCGGATGCGGCCCCTGTCGAGCCGCACCTCGTTTCCGGCGCCATGCTGCGCGAGGCGGCGGACGTGCTGCGCGAGGTCAACACGCCGTCAGATCCGCTTACGGTTTCCGAGATGCGCGAAGTGCTCAACTCGGAACTAGTGCCGGAGGAGTACCATCACGCGGTTATCGCGGCCGTAGATCCCGAAGCCCTCGCTGGTACGGAGTACGCTGCGCTGGCGAACGTCTCCGTGGACAACCTCCTGTTTGGATCTCCGAGTACGGACGACGTGCTCGTCAAGGTCGGGACCGTCAGTGGTGGGGCAGATCCCGCTCCGCAAGTCGAGGAGCCGGTCAACCCGGAGTTGGACATCGCCGTCCGCGCCCTTCTCGCCATCCAGACGCCGGCGAGTTTCGATCGCGTGGCTGCGCGGGCTCCGGTGGCTACCCTCTCGGCGGCGCGTAACGCCCCACGGGCTAAGGACGGCACGCCGTTCGATTGGCAGATCGCCAGCATCGACAAACTACTGTCTCCTCCGGTTCCGCAGATTGATCAACCTACGTCTGTTGATTGGGGCCACAAGGACGTCCGCATCAACGCTGTGTGCGACAAGGTGTTCCGATACCTCGCGGCGAATCGGCATATCGACGCGGACAACGTAGTCGAGATCATGCGTAGTGAGGGGTTCACCCGTCCGCACACAAAGACGGCTATGCTGATCATCAACCAAGTCGCGGAGCGCGTCTCCGGCACTACGCTCCCGTACGCTGCCGCGCCGTGGGCAGACAACGCCACGCCGGCCCCGGCCCCCACGCCCCCCCCCGCCCCCGCCCCCCCCCCCCCCCCCGCCCCCGCCCCCCGCCCCCCCCCCCCCCCCCCCCCCCCCAACAACCCACGCCCCCCCCCACAC